AGACAGCAAGCTCAGGCACAGGCTCAAAGACAGCAGATGTTAACAGAAGCCTTGCCAAGTGTTGCTGGTGCAGTCAAAGATTTAAGAGCAGTTCCAAGTTAATTTAAAACAAAAGGAGTTTAACATGGGAAAATTTTTTATAGGTTTGATTTTGTTCTTGTTCGGTATCTCAGCAATGGCAGGTTTCAGAGGTGAAACAAGCACTTCTAATCTTGGTTTGCTAAACATCATCTCTTGCTCGACGGGTATTAACTGTACCAAGTCCGGCGCAAAGATGGTTATTGCTAACGCGAATGTAGGTGTTGCGCAGTCTAGAATTTTAGCAACAGCTACTACGCTTACATCAGCACAGTGCGGTTCTACTATTTATAATGGTGGTGCGATTGTAATCAACTTACCTGAAGCTTCTACGGTATTAGGTTGTCGTTTTACTTTCATTACAGCCAATGCTTCAAACTTTGATATTAATCCAGACAATGCCGATGTTATACTTAACTCGACAAACATTGCAGGTGATGCCTCTAGGAATGCTACTGTAGGTAACAGTATTACTTTGGAAGCACTCAATGCTGTTAACTGGGCAGTTGTAGGAATCAATGGTACCTGGTCAGACGCTAACTAAGTGCGTCATTTAACATGAACCAACCAGCAAAACCACCAGTTCTAACAGATTATGATATGCAAGAACTCATGGAGCACCAACAAATGCTCCATGATGTTGTTTCTATTCTAGCTACTCATCCAGGCGAGAGATTCATAAAATATCTCTTCAAGCATTTTGAAGTAGCAGAGCTGCCCGACCTAGGTCTGAGAGAAGATCTTCTATTCGATAAACTCGGATCGCTTAGACCAGGACGCGCCTTATTTAGATTAATATCCGAAGCTGAACCTCGCATGGCGGGAATCATTTTAGCTACGGTTGAAAAAGAAAAAATAACCCAGGAGAGATCAAATGTTTCCAAAAAAGTCTAGCATACTATTCAATCAAGTAAATCCAGGTGATACTGGTGGTGGAGGTTCAAATGCACAAGCAACTCCCCAAGTCCCGCCACCTGCACCGAGTGCTCCGACGCCTCAAGCGCCAGGGACAATTGAGTTCGACGAACTTGGATACGCTATCCCAAAAGCACAACAACCGCCAGTACCAAACCAAACCCCAAAAACCCCCGAACCAGCAGCAGCGACGCCGCCAGCGGCCGAAGTAAATTCTGGTTACAACACACCACCCCCACCACCAAATGCGGCAGGTTATGTGGATCCAAATGCAGCGCCTCCGGCATCTGCGGCCGCAGCTACGCCACCTGCAACTCCTCCAGCTCCAGTGCCGGGTGAGTTTAAAGTTGAAGTAGATTTAAAAGATTTCAATGATGTAGATAAAAAATTGTTCACTGAGAATTTTGAAAAATATAAATTACCAAAAGAAGCACAACAAGCATTGGTAGATATCAGAAAGAACTACATTCAACAACAAACAGTCGAGCAAGCTAACTATCAAAAAGAACTAGATGCTCAAATACTTAAAACTAAGACTGATTGGTTTAATGAATTAAAGAATGATAAGGACTTTGGTGGGGCTAATTTCGATGCAAACACCAAGATGGTTAATAAATTTATTAACGATTTCATGCCAAACACAAAAAAGATGTTGACAGAAAAGGGTGGAATGCTGCCTCCTAACACTATGAGAGATTTCCACGCTGTGGCAAAGAAGCTTTACGAGACAGAAGGCTTCGTACAGGGTGATGGATCAGCGGCCTCCGAGACAAAGCCAACTGATCAATGGAAGTTTTTAAGTGATATGTATGTTAATAATTAATTTAATAATGGAGGCTTAAATGGCAGTTATCGGAGCAAGTTTAGTTACCCTAGCGGATGTAGCTAAAGGCAAAAACGTACAAATTGGTAAAGTAGCAGAAGTATTAGTTCAATCAAATCCTATCCTTGATCACATCCCTTACATGGAGATGAATGAGAAGACGGTTCACATCGAATCTCTTCGATCAAATCTTCCTGCGGTTTATTACCGTAAAGCCAATCAGCCAATTCCGGCAACTAAGTCTAGAATCGAAGAACGCTCGTTCAGCGCAGCTCACTTTGAATCTAAGTCTCAGATCGACGTAATGGTTGCAGCTCGCGGTGGACAAGATCGCGTAGCATTCAATCGTTGGAATCAATCTCAAGGTCACATTCAAGCAATGGCGCAAGAACACGCTGACTTATTGTTCTACGGATCTCCTTCAGAAGATGCTCGTAAAGTTGCAGGTTTTGCAGATATCTTGTCTACATTAACTTCTTCTGAGCCTGTGTCTAAGCAGATCGTATCTGCGGGTGGAGCTGGATCAGACAACACTTCAATTTGGTTTGTTGACTGGGGTCCTAACACAGTATTCGGAGTTTATCCTGCTGGAACAACTGCGGGTCTGAAGCGTGAAGACAACGGTAAAGTTCAAATCATCGGAACAACAGAGACTTCTGTAACAGGAACTTTCTGGGGTTGGGAAGAAATGTTCATGATCGACCACGGTCTAGTTGTTAAAGATTACCGAGCACTTGCTCGTATCCCAAATATCGATATCTCTGACTTAAAAGCTGGTGGAACTTCTGCGGCTGATTTGTTGAAACTTATGACTCGCGCTCACTACCGCATTCCTGCGGCTGTAAGAACTGGCATGGGTTATGTTTACATGAACTCAACAATCGCTTCATTCTTGCATGAGCAAGCTTTGGAGAAAGTTGGCGGTGGTGGCGGATTAACTTTCGCAAACTACCAAGGTGAACAAGTGATGATGTTCTTAGGTCGTCGAGTAGTAATTTGCGATGCGATCTTGAACACTGAAGCTGTAGTATCGTAAGGAATTATAGGGGTGTAAAAACCCCTTATTGTTTTGCTTTAATTTTTAAAATAGGAGTTTACTATGTTATTAGATTATGAAGATCAAGTGTGTCGAGCACAGGCCTTTGTTGCAACTGCGGTTTCAGCAAATTCAATCGACACAAACTCAGCTTCTTCAGACATGTTCATCGGAAGACGCATGGCTGGTTTGTTCATCCCTACGGTTGCAGCGGGCGCGGGTTCTACTCACGTCCTAGCAGTAGTTGAAGCAGATGACGCTGCATTAACTTCGAACGTAACAGTTCTTGGTTCAGTGACAGTTTTAGCTGCGGCTTTAACTGTTGGAGCAATGATTGAAATTCCTGTACCTCAAGGTGTTAAAGCCCGCAGATACATTGGAGTACGAGATACCATTTCTGGCGGTGTTACCACTGTAACGGCAGACGCTTGGATCGTTCCACAAGACGAAATCAACAAGTACAAGTCGTTCCCTAAAGTTGTTCACGCCGATAATAACTAATCGGAGGATTGAATGTCTATACCTAAACCTGGAGCGGTCGTTGCCGCTCCTGAAGTCGCTGTTGAAGCGCCTAAGAAATCGAAAGTAATTCCTGTTGAAGCAATTGAAAAAGGTTTCTACGATAACTCTCGTAAAAATCCTGGTGACAAGTTTCACATCAAGTCTGAGAAGGATTTCTCAAAAAACTGGATGATCAAACTTTAAATCGGAGGAGAAGTGTATTCTAAGGTTGATATATTTAACTTAGCTTTAGGTGCGCTTCTTCTAAACAAGCAGATTGCCGATGCTGATAATGACTCTACAAAAGAAGCTAAAGTTTTACGGCAATTTTATCCCATTGCTTTAGCTCAAACACTTCAAGACCTCGATCTTGACGCCACCTCAGAACGAACAGCCCTTGAACTAATTGAAGAAGATCCAAATGATGAATGGCTTTACGCCTATAAATATCCATCTAAATGTTTATTTTTTCGCAGAGTAGTTTCTGGTTTTAGAAAAGATAATCGATCAACAAGTATTCCACGCACACGAGGAACTCTAAACGGTGTGAGCGTGATCTACACAAATCAAGTTGATGCAGTAGGTGAATACATTCGCTCCGACATAAATTTGAACTCTTTGAACGCGAGCGCAGGTTTAGCTCTTGGATATCGATTGGCCTTTCTTGCTTCAAGTTTAATTGTAGGTAAAGGAGCTTTGAATATTCGCAAGAGTGTTCAGGAGACTTACACTTTTTATAAAATGGAAGCTCAAGAAGTTGATCGCCTTGAGGGTGAAACATTTGAGGATTTGGCTGTCGATTCGGAGTTTGTACAAGCAAGGACGGAATAATGGCTTATGCAATACAATCCGCTTTTGGAGCAGGTGAATTAACACCAGAACTTCAAGAAAGAACAACTCTAGAAAAATATAAAACCGGACTTAAGACTCTCAGAAATGCAGTAGTCACCAAAGTCGGATCAATCAAATCTCGACCTGGAACTGTTTTCAATCAATCAACAAAACGTGGCAGTGAGATACGAGCACGATCCATTACTTTTGATAACACTACCGACAAAGGTACTAGTATTTCGGGCTGGCATGGATTTACTACAAATTTAGCAGTTACACTTACTACGACGGGTACACTTCCTCCTGAGTTATCCGTTGGCGTTACCTATTACATAATCGAAGACCCTACGGATCCTACGAGTTTTAAATTAGCCAGTTCTATTTTTAACTCTAATACAAATTTTCCAATAACTCTTTCAGGTGACGGGTCTGGTACTATTGTAATTACACCAGTTGATGTCGAACCTAAAAAATGTATTATATTCCATCCTCCATATACAAATTATGTAGTTGAGTTCGGACCACTTTACGTTCGGATTCACGACGTAGTTGCTGGAGACTACGCAGATGGTTCTCATCTTTTTGACGAGGATGATTTACCATATATTCAGTTCGCTCACAGTGGTGATTTCTTATATATTTCTTCTAGCAATCCCACTCTTTCCGCTGGTTCTAACCAAACTATTAGAGTGGTACTTGTTGATTTGGTAGTCGCAGATCCAGAATTAAATACACGAGTTTTATATTTATCGTCACTAGTTCCAAATAGACCTGGGACGCCTTTTGCTTCAACGACTTCAATTACCGCCGTAGGTCCTCCGACAGGTTACGATGTTGAGTACGTTACTTGTTTGAAAATTGGAACTGAGGTTCTATTAAAAGGTAATACTGTTGCGGGTAAAATTCCAACAGTTGCCACTCACTCTAATACTATCGAAGGCGAGTATGATCTTTTCGATTATCAAGCTGATGACAATTTAACCATCGAGATGCTGGTTTTCCGTAGACCTAAAGATGGTCAAGGTTATGGATTCATTGGATCAACTGACACTTATGCAGATGTTTCAAGTCCACCTTACACTACTCGGACTTTTACATTTAGAGACTTTGGTCAGACTGCTGATTACACAAATTTACCACCGACTTTCCAAGCAGATTTTTCAATTGATACATGGTTCACATCGGCCGGTGGAAACATCAAGGCGAATGCAATCGGTGTCTATCAGCAAAGATTTATTCTTTCTGGATCCCTTGATAAAAACAAAGAAGCTACTTTCGCATCACGACCAGGTAAACCTTTAAATTTCTTGCGTGATTATCCCATCGACGATGACTCAGCTTTAGCGATGAAGGCCGGAACGAATGGAACTGGCCGAGTTCTAAGATATGCTGACCTTGGAGGTCTGGCTGCGTTTACGACCCAAGGGATCTTCATGACTCCTATTGGACCTTTGACCCCTGATTCAGCGGTAATGCTCCGTCGAGCAAACTATGTGATCGATGACATTGTTCCACCACTTGAGATTCCGGGATCTGTTATTTTTGTTGATAAATCTACCAATTCAGTTGTGGCTTTACAGTACTCGGATGAGCAAGCGTCTTTCCAAGGTTCTGAGATCTCCATTTACTCTAATCATCTATTCCTGGACAATCGAATAGTGTCTTGGGCGTTCCAGGATGGAGTTACACCTCTAGTTTGGTGTGTCATGGAAGACGGCTCTCTTGTTCTTTTAACCTACCAAAATGAGCAGCTTGTAAGAGCATGGTCACGAGGGGATACTGATGGGTTATTTGAGAGTGTTACTGTTCATAAATCTAATGATGGTGTTTATACACCTTATTTTATTGTTAAGCGGGACGACTTTCGAGTGATGGAAACTCTCTCAAATCGAGAGATGAGTGACATCAAAGATTTCATTTGTATGGATTCAACTGTCACTTTTAAAGAAGTACTTGAGAATACTTTTACTGTTACACCTGTGGTCCCTGGAGACTATGAGGGTATTTTAATAATCACGGCCGCTTCTGCTGAGTTTTCAAACTCTGCGGGTGCAGGAAACGTAGGAACAGTTTTTAGATGGTTTCACGAGGACGGACATTCAATTGATTTAGAGGTGACAACTTACACTTCTACGACTGTTGTAAGGGTACAACCTTCAACTGAGTTTCCTCACTCACCAAGTGATTTAACTTTTACAAAATTATATAAAACAACTTTAGGGGTGTCGGGTTTAGATCACTTAGAAGGTAAAACCGTGAGTGTTTTACTAGACGGGTTTGTTGAAGCGTCACCTTATAATTTTCAAGATGGTCATAATGACTATATAGTTTCAAGCGGATCCATCACTTTAGAAAAACGTGGAGCAATAGTTCATGTTGGTTTACCTTACGCCGTTGATATCGAAACCCTAGACGTTGAGACAGTCGAGCAGAAACCTACCCTCCTTGAATCAATTCTTTGCAACAAGGTTGACGTTAAGGTTTACAAATCTCGTGGCTTCTGGGTAGGTCAGAACTTCCCAGAGGATGATTCAAACGATGGTATGCAAGATTCAGAGTCCGAAACTCAAGAAGAAGGTGACGTAAGTCTTGCAACAAAACCTCTAGCTCCCTATACTAAGAGAGAAGAAGTGATAATCGAAGGTGATTGGAACTCTAAGGGTCGTATAGCGATCAGACAAATAGATCCATTGCCACTTGAAATAAGCTCGATTATCCCTGACATTGATGTTCAGTATAAAACCGATGGGAGGTAATCATGGCAGTTCCGTTAATCGTTTATGGCGCAATGGCCGGATTACGGCTTTTGTCTGGTGTCCAACAAGCCAACAACATCCAAAGACAAGCAGAGCTTCAGAAGAAACTTGATCAATTTAATATTGAGCAAGCAGAGCTTGATGCGTTCAATGCTGAAGCGGATGGTTATACTCAAATGGCTAGATACGAGAATGTGATCAATGCGGTCGAGTCTCAACAGAGAAATATTTATTATGCAAACGATGTTAACCCTAACTTTGGAACTGCGGCAGATATTCAAGCTGACACTAAACTTACAGGGCAGTTAAATCTTTTAGACATCCAGTCCCAGGCTCATCAACGCGCTTTGGGATACAAAAAGCAAGCAAACAATATGCGCGGTCAAAGTGGACTGAATCAAATCGGCGCAAGTCTTCAAGCAACTACTGCTCGTAATACTGCTATTATTGGTGCATTAGGGACTGTTGCTACTGGACTTGAGAAAGGTGGATATTTTGACTCTGAAGTTGAGCCTAAAGATTTAACAGGTGGTTACGTTAAAACTAAAGGTGGACATTTTGGTGGTCCACCAAAGACTCCTTCACGGTCAGTTTGGGACAATGTTTCCCCATACACTAAAGAGCAACAATATAATATGGCATACGGCGGAGCACTAGGGAGAATAGGATAATGGCTGTTCAAGTACCAAAGCTTAATCGCTTTGAACCACAACAAACCCAAACTGTAGGACGCTCAGAACTACAAGTTCCTAATATACCAGCTATTGTTCAACCTCAAATGAACGCTGTAACTAAAGTTGCCGAACAGCAAGTTCAGTATTTTCAAAAGCAAGAAGACAACGCTATTGATACTGCAGCTAAAGATGCTGCCAATAAATATCAAGTTTACTTGAATGATGAGTTAAGCAAAGCTCGACAATTTCAAGGTGATCCAACGCAAGTTTACACAGAGTTCGACAACAATAGTGTCACTAAATATAATGAACTTTTAGATAGTAAACCTAATTTAAGCAACCGAGGTAAAACTTTACTTGCTAGATCATTAGATCAAGTTTCTACACAATATCAAATGCAAAGAGATACTGCCCACGCTAGTCAGTATTATAACTATGATAAAAAAGTTACAGAGGAATCAGCTAAGTTAAAAGCTCAAACTTTTACAACCATGGCTTCATATATCCAACTTGATGACGCTAAACCTTTTAAACATACCGACGAAGTAATCCGTCAACTAGGTAACATCTATAAAGCTCACGGTGAGAAATTTGGTGCGGTAACTCGTGATGAAAATGGAAATCAAATCCCTACTGACGGTATCAAACTACAAATAGCAGCAGCTACTACTGATGCCATTGTCTCTTCGATTAATACATTAAACGCTTCAGGTCGCGCAGATTTAGCAGAAGCAATGTATGTTCAGTACCGTGACTTAATTGACGTAACTAAGCAGGACGACGTTTTTAAAAGTATTCAAACCCGTAAACAAAACATTAAAGCATTAAATGCTGTTGAGTCTTTAAAAACAATCAATGATCCAAAGAAATTAGATAAAGAAGCAAATAAAATATTTGGTGATGACGTTGAAGGTAAGGCCGCATTTTATCAAGCTATGGACGATAAAACTCGTAGAGATGAGAATATAAAAAAACGTATATCAAATAACTTTGCAGACTATGTAGTTAAACATGTTCTCAATAAGCAAAATAGTGGATCACCTTACAATAGTATTTCGGAAATGCAAAATGATGAGGCTGTGGCTGACGTATTATCTAAACTAGATGCTGGAGATTTGAAGACTGTTTATCAATTGGTAAAGTCTCCACCTAAATCAGACTTTAAAGCTTTTGCTAGAAATATGGATCACATTTCAAATAACACCTATGTTGGAATGTCGGGTGCACAGCTAAATAAAGAGTTTACTGGATTGTCTCAATCAGATAGAAACTTCTTTAAAGGTTGGGCGGCTAAATTAAATACCGAAACTGAATCACAAGTGCGCTCTAGAATTGGTAAAGCTCTAGAAGATTTAAGATATGGTTTAATCGCTACCAAAGCTATTCCTTTAGATTCAAAAGGTAACCCTACTAAGAAGGGTGAAGCTAAAATTTATAGGTTGAAAACTCAATTTCTAAAGTCTTCTAATTTCATAACCAAAGACACTCCGCTTGCCGATATCACCACAAAGATCGATGATATAGTAACCAAGACTAAAGCCAAAAAAGACTCCTCTGGTAGCTGGTGGAGTGGTTTTACATCAAATGAAGAAGACGATAACGGTGAAGATGCTATTATTACAGAGCCTACAAAACCAAGATCGGGTCCAATTTATCCAGGCTCAGGTATGGGTGGTCAAGTACCAGATAAACCTAAAGCTGGTGTTCCACCGATAGAGGGTAAGACCTATAGTGAAAAGCAGATACTTGATGCTAGGAAAGCTTTTAAAACTGAAAAGGGTGTAGCTCCTAAAACCACAGACGAACTTAAAAAATACATGATTGAAAAAGGAATCTAATGCGCGAAGTAGACTCAACACCACTTATGTCTCTAGCCAATCTTACTCCCGAAGAAGGAGCTAAGACTATAGCACAAGGTAAGCAATTTGACTTAGACCCCGACGTAATCACCAATAAAACGGTCAACATCAACGAGATGATTGATAGTGCTTCTATACCTTCTCGTTTTCCTCCTATTCTTGCTGAGAGTATTAACTCTCGAAGTATGGCGTCTTTGGTTAAACCCGATGCTGATAAATTATCTTACATTGAAAGACAGATTGGTAATCTAAAAACTACACTTGAATTAGGGGACGTAGGTAGACGAAGGAATCAAAAAGCTTTTGAGACCATGATATATGGTAAAAATGAAGACCGATCATTTGAGCTTGTAGGTTTACAAGATGATGCCGAAACTCTCGAAGCCGATAAGAAAAAGTTTGATATAGGATTCGCAGAAGGGATACCTGCTGATGTAGTCAATGTAGGTGCAGACTTAGGTAGAAGTCTTATAGATGAGTGGAAGATTTCTACAAGCCTAACCGCAGCCGGAGCAGCCGGAGGAGCCGCTTTAGGCTTCCTTACTCCTTTTCCTGGCGCTACTGCTACTGTTGCTGGTGCGGGTGCTTTATCAGGACTAGCGATGGGTATGAGAGTCTCTATGTTTAAAGACTCGTTTTCTCAATCCTCTGGTAGTATTTACTCTGAGCTAACATTTGGTAGCAAAGAGTCGATCGATGCCAATGGTAATAAAATATCAACCCCTCATAACGTGTCTGAGAAAGATAAAAGAGCAATGGCCCTTGGTGCGGGTCTAATGATGGCGGGTCTAGATTTGGCTGGTCAAAAGGTTCTAGAAAAAACTATACCTGCACTGGGTAAGGTTCTTAATCCAAAAGTTTTTGCAAAGTTTATATCTAAACCAGGTAATGAGATGTGGGCAGATACCGCTAGAAAACTTGGATCTTCTGAATTTGTAAAACTCTATCTTACTTCTATGGGTGGGGAAGGTGGAACAGAAGCACTTCAAGAACTTACCGAGATCGTTGCAGTAAATATAGCAACTAGTGAGAAGCAAAAAAGCGGCTCGGCATTCCTTGATGGCTTCGCTCAACTAACAACAGACGACGCAGTTAGGGTTTTAAAAGCTGGTACTGTCGGCGCTGTAGCGGGTGGTAGTTTAACAGCAGTAGGTCGAGGTGTGGATAGAGCTATAAACGCAGGGGTAAAAGCTTATAAAAATAGAAACGGTGATAGTGTAAGCATTGATCCAGAGGTTGATGCAACTGGTACAGACGCTACACCCATCATGGAAAAATTACAAGAAGGATTACCTACAGCACAACAACAAGCTGTCGATAGGCAAGCGGCTAATCCGTTAAAAAGACGACTAGGTTTAGTCGATGGTGTTCCTCAAGGTATAACAACTCAAGGCTCTAAAGGTATTGCGTTAGCTATGGCTATCGAAGAGTTATCTAAACTCACGGGATCTACCAAATTACAAGAGCTTGCACCCGATGAAATGAATACTTTAATTCAGCGACAAGCTGAGGCTCACGGTGTTGGTAGTGTAGAAGCTGACCCAGAAGGTTTAACGGAATGGGCGAACACTCAAGAGAAAGCCGATATGCTTGCTCCGTTTTTAGAAGGTGTTGAACCTGGGATGAGTACTCCGATTAGACTTAATATGTCTGACGTTATTCAAATTGTTCAAAAGTATCCCGACTTTGTTTCGTTCGTAAAAGATCAACCGGAAGGTGTGACTCACAATGAGTACAAAAAAATTATCGAGAGTAGAAAAAAAGCTGCCGACGATATCTTGCAGAGGAACACGCGCAGTGTGGAAACTGCGGTTCAAGAAAACGTTGATCAAACAGATTCTATATCCCAAGCCGAAGAGATCCTTACTCAGCAAGAGATATCACCAAGAGAATTAACTCCAGGTGAGCAGACGCTAGTTGATGCTCGTGGTGATATTTATTTAAAAGATATTAAAAACAAAAAACTATCAGACTCTCAGCTTGCTGATTTGGTAGTCACTCGTGAACGTGCGCAGTTTGTCCTTGATGAACTTCAGGGCGAGATTGATGACATCAAAGCCGGTAATGACATTGAAATTGCTGCACAAGCTCGTACTCCTCAAGAGTTAGAAGCTGCTGTCAGAGAAGCAAAACCTGGTAAAGCTAAAATCAAAGACGGTCGAACCGTTGAGTTTATCCCTAGTGTTCAATCCAATGGTGTCCCAGTAGTTACCGCTATGATCGATGGTAAACTTGCAGGTAGCGTAAGAATGCACTTAGAGCGACAGAATGGACAGAATGTAACAACCCCTGCAATGACTCATGTTGAAAAAGATTTTCGACGTAAGGGTGTTGCCACTGCAATGTACGAGTACATTCGTGAGAACGTAGTCAGATTAGAACACTCAAACATTCAGCTCCCAGATGGGAAAGCATTTGCTCAAGGGTCTCGTAAAAAAGGTACAGGGGTTTTTAAAGTTCCTGATACTGAAAAACTGGACGCAATTAAAAATCGTTTACAATTACTTAAACCAAATCTTCCAACTTACAACGACGGTCGATTGCGTGACTCTGATATCCACTCCGAACAACAATTTTTAAATCAATCTATTTTCACTAAACCTATTGAAGGATCTTTAACTCAAGCCGAAGTTGATCGAGCAAATGAAGCAGTAATGTCTGCTCGGCTTGAGAGAGTTGAAGCTATTGACCAAGCTGCTGATACTGAATGGACTGAAGTAGTAGATTACCAAACTAAAATAATAGAACAAGCCGACAGGGAACAAGCGGCTATAGATATGGAAGCAAATCCTGATATCCAGGTAGTTGAGAACTTTTTAAATGACCGTATTATTGGAATACCATCAGAGAAAATGTTAGCCAATCAAGCTAAAGGTTTACCTCTAGTTCAGATCAACCCTAACACTTTAAACTCTTCAATACGAGGAAAGTTTCAAAATGACCCCGTACTTAAAACTAGAAAAGTATTTAATGATAAAGGTGTAAACATACAAGATGCAGTAAAAATGTTTGGAGTAGAAACACCTGAACAACTGCTTACAATTTTATCTACTGTTCCAGATCAAGAGACTTCTTTTAAAAACGCAGAAGCTATCAGAGCACCTGAAACTCGTGCTGAAGCTGAGTTTGCAATAGATTTAAACGAAGCTGCAATCAGCAAGTTTTATGAGAAAGAAGTAAGTAATCATTGGAATGAACTTAAAATTCTAAAAGATAAATCATGGAAAACTTTAACGGGTTTAATTAAACGTATTGCTCTACCTTTAAAATCTATTCCTGAATATCAAGCAAAGGCCCGTACTGCAATTGCAGGAACCCCTGTTAAATTCCTAAACGCTAAACGATATATTATTGGTGAAGGTAAAGCTCAAGCTAAGGCTCTCAAAGACGTACTTGAAGCTAAATTTGAATCAGCGTTTGCAAATAAACAAGCGGTTATCTTAAACGCTTTACTGGCTAAAGAGTCAATGATTGCAATTAAGGCTGTCAATATAGCCAATAAAAAACTTGCAGCCATGTTGTCTCAAGCTACTCAGAAGCAACTAGCTAAGGCAGGTAAATCATATATAGACGCCTTCAATTATATAAGTGGAACTTTTAATTTCGACCCTTCTAAAAAAGGTACGATAACAGAAGACCAATATAAAAAATTCCAAGAACAAATGATCCGAGAAGGTAGAGGGGACGTTAGAATCCCCGATGGTCTAGCTGAAAAGTTATCGGGTAAAGTAAATGCAAGAGACCTAACATTTGATGAGTATATATTTTTGGTAAACAAAATGTATTCAATCGTTCAACAGGCTAGAAGAAAAAATCAATTAGAACTATTAGAAAAAACTAAAAATGAAAACACAAATACACATTTACTCAGAGACTCCGTTAAGTTTAATTTAGAAAAGAATAACAAGTATGACGTAAATCGACCCATTGCTGGACTTAGACCTAAGAACGAACAAGAGAGAGTGGGTGCGTGGCTATCTGGAGGGTTTCTAACTACTAAGAATCTTCAAGCTCTTACTATCATTTTAGACAACGGTAAGAAAGACGGATACTTCTCTAGATTATTCTTTGACTACTTAATGGGTACTGGAAGGTTTAACGATGGTATTAACGGTCAAAGTGCTGCGGTAGAGTGGCGAGCTAAATTACAGAATAGCTTTAGGGCCGCTATCAAAGACTACGGTAAAGCTAAATATTTTAAGATGCACGATAAGATCATGTTCGTTCCTGAGTTTGCACAGTATCAAAGTTTAAATAACGGTAAAGTTACCAAACATGATCTGTTTGAAATGCAAAAGCACATGGGTAACGAAGAGAACCGTAATCGTTTAGAAAACTTCGGTGTACCGATATCAATTATTGAACAGGTATTACAGCGTGAGCTAACTGATGAAGACGTTGACTTTATCCAAACTAATATTTGGGATCGCTACGAGAATGAGATTAAACCCAGACTCGCAGCTAAAGAGAGAATTACTAACGGTAGTGAACCTCAATGGACGATCAACAGAGGCTTCACTCGTGATAGCGGTAAAGAGTTTCGCGGAGGTCATTACCCTATAAAATATAAAATTGTCGATAGTGGTAAAGCTGCAACGGATAAACTAAAAAAAGAAATAGAAGCCGCTAATGGTGAAAGTATTATTGGTGTCTCCGATCATCAACCACTTCATGGGATTGTTAGATCACCTCATACTAAGGAACGTGTTGGATCACAGTATCCATTAGACTTAGGTGTAACCATAACCCAGCAAGGTTTTGAAGATGTAATCTACGATATTACAATGCGAGAACCTGTTAAAGAAATAATGGATATGCTGGCTGATAAATCTATAGCTGAAGATATTCAAAGAGTACTCGGTGTCGAAGGTTATAACCTTTTGGTAAACTATGTAAGCGAAGCAACTCGTTCCTATAATTCAAAACAAATTGATCTCTACAATGCTCAAGCTAAATGGATGGGAAATGTAGTAGATACTATCCATACAGGTCATGCTGTTGGAGCGATAGCTTTAAATATTGGATCAGTCTTAATTCAGTTTGCCTCGTTTAGGTATGTAGTAGATGCGTTAGGTCCAGATGGTAAACGATACCTCGCTCACACTGCTCAGAAGATGCTTAACCCTGCTAATTGGAAAAACTGGGGTAAGTATTTAGAGCAAGCCAAAGTCATGTCACCGTCCCTAAGAGCTTACCAAGAGGGTCTAGACGCTCAGTCTTTAAACGGTATCAGAGAGATGTCACCTAGAGATCGAGCCTTTAAATCATCAATGGCAGCAATTAGAGTACCTTACAACGGACTGAGGACAACTCAAGAAGCTACCATCAAATTAGCGTTTGATGGTATATTAGCGGGTACTGATAACATGATGAAAGTGGTGGCATTAAATGCGTTCTACTCTCAACACTTAGCTGGAGACGCCCCCGATCAAGATGTAAACCTTTGGGAAAAACAAACACCTGAACAACGTGAAGTAGACGCTCAAGCGTATGCCAATAAAATGATTACTGGGACACTTACTGCTGGTACACAAATTGATCGAGCGGCTATTCAAAAAACAGCACTAGGTCAATTAGTCACTAGATACTGGAATGACTCAAGAAATGCTTTAAATTATAATTTACAAAAAGCATCTAATTATAAACGCGATTTGGAAGACGCAAGTAAAGCGGCCAAAGCGGGGGACTTTCAAAAATTCCATGAGAAATTCACAGGCGTTGGTGAAGACCTTTTAAGAGTTGTAATATTATCTACGGTAGCTTCCGTATTTACTGAGTCAGTTCGAGGATTGTTTTGGACGGACGATGAAGAAGAAAGTAAATTTAAACCTAAAGAAGATGAGTCACCAGCGGGGTACGCAGCTAGACAATCGTACAGTCTGTTTGTTGAAAACTTTGGTCAACATATTCCAGGTGCCAGGTCTTTATTCTTTGCAGTTGAAAATGCAATTAAAAATAACGGTCAAATAAAAAGTAATGAAGTAATCGGTCAAACGCTTGATGACTTAGGTACAGTTGGAAAAATGCTTTTCTACGATATAGGTTATGGAACGATGAATGACCTTACTTTTGCTGAAACTTTAGAAGGTATCCAAGAACATCAATGGAAAGCTTTTGCTAAAACAATGTCCATTGCTACGGGCGGCATACCTGTAAACTTCGGACATCAACTTTACAAGTTGGGTACCGATGAAGATTTACAAGGTAAATATAAAATTAAACAAGCGGCGGGTGCTGTCCTTGGTCCTGTTGTAGAATTTTTAAAAGGATTCATTGATCGTAATGATGAGACACAAGATGAAAGGTTTGAACGATTAATGAAGCAAGCCGAAGATGAAGAGTCCGGTAAAGTTAACAGTGGATCAGCAATGCCCGTAATAGTTGATAATACAAAATCTGTAGTTACTAATATTACTTCTGAGAACAAAGAAGACTTAACGGACGATGAATATTATTTATTTAAAATGGCAGAGTCCGGTGATGACCCAACGGCTAGACCTAAAAAATATGAGTTCGATGAGAGTTTAGGTAAGAATGTTTGGACAGGAGAGTATGCTTCTAATGCTTTTGGTTACTATCAATTTACCAAAACGGCATGGGAAGATGTGATGAACTTTGCACCTAAGAGCGCAGGGTTGACTAAGAAAGGTCGAACTGAGGAAACAGGAGAGCAACAAGAGATTGCTATTAAATACTGGGTTAAAATGATTATTAAAGATTTTAAAAAAGCCAAGGTTAAAATACCTGTGACCACTGAAAATATTTACGGGGCACATCACTTTGGTCGAGAAGGTTGGATTAAAGTCATGGAAGCTAAAGAATCCAAGACTGTTGCATCGGTTTTAGGTCAAGATGTAATTGATGCTAACCCTAAACTAGAACGTAAAGAGTATAAGACCATAAAAGGTTTAAAACAGTATATAGCTGACCAGTTGGAAATATCTAGAAAGAAGATAGACAACTCAGAAATAGCCAATAACTAATTGACAAATTACGTTATTAACAAAAGGATTTAAACATGAGTATTTCTACTTATCAACCCAGAGCAGATTTTATCGGTACAGGAGTCTTAGACTCCTACTCGTTTGATTTTAAGATCACCGACAAGTCTCAGTTATTAATAGTTAAAGCCGACGATGCGGGTGCTCTTGTTTGGGCAGTTGACGGTGACGATCTTACTTACCTTAGCTCAGTTACTTTTAATGAAGACGGTGGTGGACAAGTAGTCCTCATTGCTGACTTAGAAACTGACTATACTTTAGCAATTATTTTAAATGCCAATGAACCAACTCAACCTCAACAATTCGCAAGACGTTCATCTTGGACGCTAAAGCAATTTGAAGATGCGTTTGATTACATGGCTTTACAACTGCAAGCTGTTGCGTACCTAGCTAAACGAGCACCAATATTAGGTAAACTTGTAAACGCGAACGACGCTGATGCTTTTAATATGGAGATCGAGCTACTTGCAGATGCCGTAATTGCTATCAATGAAGACGGTGACGGTTTTGAAGCTGTAGCTCGATCAGCTTTCGTTGGTGAGACAGGACCCGCTGGAAGCAACGGATCTAACGGATCTAATGGTGCAGACGGATCTGGAATTTTAAGAGCCGGTAATGACTCTCTTAGTGATGCCCAGTCAAGTGTGACGGTTGTATTTAGTACACCAACATCAGATGCAAACTATGTTCCTAATTTTAATTTTGTAAATTTAACAGATGCAGTTCCCATAATGATGCAAGGAATGGTCACAGGTAAAACTGTGAACGGGTTCACTGTAACATTTGGTGCTCCAACAGATTCAGCAAACTACTTAATGTCATGGCAGGTAAACGATGCGATTTAATACTTTTTTAATTTTAATATTTTTTACGATAAACGCTTTGAGTGCAGGGACTTATTTTAAACCTCCTGCACTAATCGAGGGTTTTACTACCGTTGCTTCAGCAGCGGGTACAACTACTCTGACAAGAGCAAGTGAGACTAAATTAATTATAACAGGTGCAACTACTCAAACGGTTGTGCTTCCAGACGCTACGACAATGAGCACAGAGCTTGGTCGTAGATTTTACATAATCAATAAGTCTTCTGGTAACGTGACAGTCAACGCTTCGGGCGGTGGACTTCTAACTACTCTTTCAACAGGTACTCAAGCCGAGATCCATTTAAGAGCTGCCGGAAGTGCTGCGGGAACTTGGGATGTGTTATCCAGCTCTGGTGGTGGCGGTGGAGCATGGGGTACAATTACAGGTACACTAAGCGATCAGACCGATCTAAATACTGCTTTAGGATTAAAAGCTCCTGCGGCTTCACCTACGTTCACGGGTACGATTACAACTCCTCTAATTACAGATAAAGCTTTAGTCACAAATGGTTCTGGTGCGTTAGCTGCATCGGGAACGTCAGCGACTCAGGTCGGATATCTCTCTAACCTATCTCAAGACGTTCAAACTTCATTAGATGCGAAGACTGACAAGTCTACGCTAACTACAAAAGGTGATTTATACGTCGCTACAGCCTCAGCAACGCTAGCACGACAAGCGGTTGGATCAAATGGTCAAATGCTTATCGCCGATTCCACACAGACCAATGGTGTTCGATGGGCTGCTGATCCAGATGGAAATTTAATACCAGACGGCAATGCTGAATTTGGCGTCACGAACTTTGTCGAAGGTTCATACTCAGCGGCAACACGTCCAGCGGGTACGTTCACGTCATCTAGCGGTTCTGGCACTTTTGCTATTTCAACAAGTACCTCTGCTCCACTTTTTGGAGCTACCTCGTTTTTACTAACTAAGAGCTCAGGCGCATCAAGACAAGGCAGAGCGATTGAGCGCACGATTACTATCGATGCCGGATATCGAACTAAGATGCTCAAAACGCGAATCGATTACACGATTGTATCTGGAACTTTCGTAGCTGGCTCAAATGGATCTAGCCCGACTGATTCAAGTTTAATCTGGTATGTTGGACAATATAACGGTTCGACTTGGTCATACACAGAGCCTAGCACTTTCAAAATGTTTTCTAACTCTACGACTAATTCAGATTGGGTTGAGGGTGAATTTCAGGTTAATTCAGACACCACGCAGATTAAACTAATCGGATTTATTTCTGAATCAGCTAACAGCGCATGGGTTGTTAAGGCCGAAGTTGGATTTAGATTAAGTACTTTCTTAGCTGGCACGACGATAAGCGATTGGAAACCATACACTCCGACTATAACAAACTTCGGGACGACATCAAACTTAGTAGCATCATACCGTCAAGTCGGCACAAACGAAGAGTATAAGATTGCGTTTACTGCTGGTACTGGCGCTGGATCTCTTGGCTCAATCAGCTTAAGACCAGGCGCTAGTTTAAACACTAATCTTTCACAAATCGGTTGGCGTTCATCTTTTTATAATGCGGTCGGCGACGGGTCATCTAGTTCAACATCTTCGTCATTCTCTGACTTTAAAGTAATTGCAAACACCGCGACATCAACGACGGCGGTCTATCTAGGAACAAAGAGTTCAACCCCAGCGTCTAACTTAGACCCCGTAAATGGTTCATTCTTTTCTACTACATCATTGGATTTAGTATTCAGCGTACCTATTCAAGGTTTAGCTGCAACCACTCAGCAATCTGATGGTTATGACGGTAGATTAATTAATTTAGTTGTTGATAAAACAGCAGGTGCTCACACTAGTACTGGAAATTTTCAAGATATTGCATCATGGAATACGGCAAGAACAGATAAGGTAGTCGGATTCAATTCTACAACTGGAATTTATACCGCATCAACTTATGGTGACTATTCTATTGGTGGAAATATAACCTTTGCAGTTAATGCCACAGGAATAAGAGTTATAAGAGTAGTTCATAATTCAACAGTAATATATGAATATACAGCATTAGGAAACGCTACAGATGGCCCATCATTACCGTTTAACGTCACAGCCTATAATGTTAAAGCCGGTGATACCATTAAACTATCTGCATACCAAAGCTCTGGCGGAAACCTAAACTATTCGGCGACAAAAGAACAAAACGTTCTATCTATTTTTAAGATTCAAGCCCCAACAACAATATCTGCGACTGAGACCATTGCCGCAAGATACACGACGAGCTCGCAGGCGCTTGGAACCGCAACTGTCGACACGGTTGTTTTAACAGTAAAAGATTTCGATACGCATAATGCTTATTCGACATCTACTGGATTGTTTACTTGCCCGGTTGCTGGTTTTTACAGCGTGCAATTTAACTCAATCTCTGGTTCACGATCTAGCGCGGTCTGGGATTATACCAATTATATTTATGTGGGCTCTACGGTAAAGCTAGCGGTTTTAAATTACAGCGCATTTGCCTCTGGTATTCACACAATGAACCCATCGGCAGCGACAACGGTCTACTGTGGCGCTGGTGAAACAATTAGTGGAAGGGCAAGGGCGGGATATTCTGGCCAATCATTAAACGGATCGGCAACTGAAAACGTAATATCAATATTCAGGGTTAAATAATGAGCAAGCGAAGTTTAACAACAGGTTTTACGACAGTTAAAAACATTAAAAACAGGAATTAACCACGGAGGGTTTGTGAAAATTATTTTAATTTTAACGTTGGTATGTTTGGCGGGATGTTCAAGCTTATCAATGAACAAAGCTTGTAAACCTGTTGAAGACTCAAACGACAAGTTCATGTGCAAAACAGTAATGCCTTGGGAGAGTATCTAATGTACGGAAAGAAAATTAAAGTTAAGAAACCGAAACCAAAAAAGAAATAAATATATTGGTGGGCGGCGGGTCAGGTTTGGTGGTTCCCTCCTCGTCGTCTCACCGTTTCAATCAAGGAAGTAATATGGAACAAACGGGAAATTTATTAAAGTGGAAACTAACACTTGCTGAGACACTAGCTTTTGGTGCAACGTTAACAGTCATCATTACTTGGATGTCCACCAACTACCAAAGTAAATCTGAAGCGTTAAAGCTTGAAAATAGAATTGAAAGAGTCGAGACAGAAATAAGTCAGATGCGTGATGGAATAAATAAAATATCAGCAGATGTTTCCTACATCAGAGGACGATTAGAACCGAGGACTAAATGACGTTAATCGAGAAAGCATATCAGTTTGCAATTAAAGAACGGTCAAAGAATTGGAAAGAGTACCCAGGTGGTGCGACCAATCCAAACATTGCACTGGCTTATAAGTCAGTCGATGGTCTTGGTAATCCAACCAAACTTGATGACTCGGCGATTGCTTGGTGTGCTGTGTTTGTTAACTATTGTTTGCAAGCAGTAGGCGGTAAAGGAAATCGCAGAGCAAACGCTCAGAGCTTCCTAACATGGGGTAAAGCTTGTAAACCTAAGCAAGGCTGTATCGTCGTTTTAAAGCGCGGTAAAGAAGCCTGGCAAGGTCACGTTGCTTTCTACGTTAAACGAGAAGGTGATCACATTTACTGCCTAGGTGGTAACCAGTCCAACGACCTGAATGTTTCTAAATACAAACTTGAAGATGTACTAGGTTATCGAACAAGTTTAGATGACAATAAGGTTGACAGTGAACTGTGAGTCGAAGGATTACTTTTACATAATCCTCTCAGTCCTGTTCATGCTTCTTGAGTTATGGATGGGTAAGAGACAACCGTTCAAAGCCGGATCGACTCTAGCTTTGGTGTACGAATGGCTTAAGGGTTTAATCGCAATTACGCGAATCATAAGGGAGAAGAAGATGAAAGTAGCAGAAGGCGTTGACGTATCTTACGAAGGCGGAGAAGTAATTTTAAAAGGTGTTCTTAAAGACAGTGCAGGTGTTGAAATCGGATCGGCTGAAGTGAAAGCTAAAGTTGGTTATGTGATCAATCCTAAACTTGACGAAGTGATTGCTAAAGTTCAGTCAGGTGAAATTGATTTAATCCCTGGAACTGATTTAGAAAAACCAGTTGTTCTTCAAGTTCTTCAAGGTTTGAAAAACGAGTTGAACAAGTAATGGGTGTAATCACCGACGCTCTTATAGTTTTAAGAGACCAGGCGATTAGAGAACTGACAGCGAAGGCCGTTGCAAAAGCGGTGCTTCGCTGGTCCTTTTTAGGTAATCCAATAGTAAATCCTATCCTGGTTAAGATCATAACTTTGGTATTGGAATTTGCATTTGATGAAGGTGAAACCCTTGCGTTTTATGGTTACACGCATTATTTAGTTAACCGTCAAAAGGATGCAGTCTATGAAGCTATTAGTGCAAATTCTCAAAACCCTAGTACAGCCACAAAGCTTGCTCTTATTAATCGTGCTCGTGACCTTATCAAGTTGCGCTCACAAACTCCCTGATGAACCAATCTGTATAGATGTCACCGAGACATCGGGCTTCTGTACTAAAACCATATCCAATGAAGAGACCTTTCCTGAAGGTGACGAGTGGCTTAAGATCAAGCAATACTCTTTGGTCCTACCCATAGACTCATGGGCTGTTATTAAGAAATTCATTCTAGACATCTGTAAAGACTACGGTAAGTGCGTAGAGGCTGAAGGTAAGATAAAGCAGATAGAGGACCAAATCCCTAGAAATGAATTGCAAAAAGCAGAAGAACAATTAAAAATGAATCTAATGTAAAAGGAGTTTAACATGGCAGTAATCGAGTATGCAGACACAGGCGTACAAAGCCTTTATGGTAAATCATCTTTGGTAAGTTGGTCAGCTTTAGCTACAGGTGACACTGGTGCACCAATCCAAGGCGTAGGTTTATCAGATCGCTCAGTTCAATTCACAGGTACATTCGGCGGAGCTACTGTAGTTCTAGAAGGTTCCAATGACGGTGTTAACTATGTTACACTGACGGATCCAGCGGGTGTTGCTTTGTCATTCACTTCAGCAGGATTAAAACAACTTTTACAAATCACTCGCTACATGAGACCAAGTGTATCAGGCGGCGCAGCAGTAGCTATCAACTGTCATCTATTATCGGTAGGTAAATAATGTCTAAATTTAAAGATGCTTCAGAAAATATCAAACGACTTCAAGTTATGTTCGCAGGTTTAAATGAAGTTGCGGACGCAATGGATAAAGTTGATAGCTTAGAAAGCTACGCTGTAGAACTAGAAGACAAAAAATCTAAACTCTTTAATGAGTGCGAAGCTTTAAAAGAAAGCAAAGAAGTTTTAGAAAAAGAATTTGAAGTAGCCAAAGATAAAGCTCCTTCTGTAATTTTGGAAACTGAAACAAGAGCAGCACAGTTAGTTGAAGATGCAAAAGCGAAAGCTGCACAAATAGTTGCTGACGCTCAATCTAAGTCTAAAGAGATCGATACTCTAATAGATGACAAAATTAAAAAGTATGATGCCAAACTTCAAGGTCTAGTTTTAGAAATCAAAGCTAGCGAAGAAAAAGTAAGTGCAAGCGAACTTAAATTAAAAGAAGTTAACGAAGCTTTAGAAAAAATTATCGAAATTACACAAATAGTTGGTGAGTAATGGCTACGATATCAGCAGACACCAATATAAACGCAGTCTCCTACGCATCTGGTGATACATTAACTATCAATTCAGGAGCGGTTTTAACGATAGACGCACAAAACGCATCTGACGTTACAAAGCTTGCAACACTGCCAGGAACTATTCAGTGTATTACTTCAGGTAAATTAAAAATAATAAATAATTCTACAACCACACCATTAGTGGTTACACTTTCAGCCAACTCAAAAGACTTTCAAGTTAAAAAGAATGGTATTTTTGAATGCATTGGAGACGCGATTGAAATCGGTACTGGTAATGGATCAACACAAACTTTCTCTTTCTCTGCATCACCGTTAAACACAATTCCATATCCAAGTTATGTGGAAGTTGAAACAGCATCAGGTAGTGGTGTTTATATTCCTTGGGTCGTTATCCCTACAGCTGGGTATACAGTTACGCAGCTTCAAACTGATTTTGGTGCTCTTGATGATGGTATGGTTTTGTTTTGGGATGGATCAACTAGACAACTTACTTGCGGTGACAACACAAATGGAAAATCAATAGTAAGCGGAGCAAAGGTTAGAATACCAAACATATATTTACATTCTAATTCAAACAATGCCACTCCATCCACCCGTACACTGATAGATGCCGCCTCAACTGGACGGTTGTATTGGAGTTGGGTGTCATGTTCTAATGCTATTTACTATGCAAATATCGGACCTGGTGAGGCAGTATTACAACACTGTGGTTTTTGCGGAACATTCTCGCACACAAATTCTAATAGCAATCTAACTATTGACGGATTGGCTTTATGTCCAGATACAGAGCAAACGGCAACGGCAGTAATATTTAGTATCTCAGGTATCAATGGCGATCTATCAGCGCAAAACATTTCATCATATACTTCTGGGCTTGTTACTGCAGGCGGCAAAAATACAATATCAACATGTTTATCGGTAGTGCTTCTTGAAAATCTATGGTTTGCAAGAAAGCCAGGTAGAAGCGCAACAACTGATGAATCATTAATGTTAACATTTTTGTTACCAAAAGTTGGCAATACAGCACAAATAGATAATTTAACAATAGTTGGCGGCAGGCTAGAAATAATCAATGTCAGTAATTTGATTATAACAAACCTGAAGCACTGCGCGGAGCATGGTACTACACAACAGATAGCGCTAACAGATATCCTTATTTCATTTGTTAATGCTCAAAACATTAAAATAGTAGGTCTTAGCAATGCAGGCGTGACGGCTCCACGAAGTCAACTGTTTAACGCGGATGGGTTGTCAAATAGCGTTCAAATATTCAATGCAAATTATAACGGTAACGATGCCGCCCTTGGAATTATAGAGTTTGGGAATGGAACCGCTTTAGAAGTTTACAATTCTACATTTTCAAATTTTAGAACTGGAAGCGTCATAGTAAATGCACCGTCAACATCTTTAATGAGTGCAAATAAAGTACTTAATTGTAGACTAAGCTTAGCGTCTGGTTCGGCCACTAATGAAGGCTCAAAAAGTAATGAGTATGACTTGTTGCCTTGTACCGGATCAGGTGTATCTACTACAATGGCTGGATCTGTAAGGTATGCTTTTTCGAATCAAGTGGATCTTGGTTTAAGCCCGACAACTGGAAACGTCGTATGCGGGCCATTTGGAGAATATACAGGATTAATATTTTCTGGGGTAACTACGGGTATTCAATATGACCAAGCAGGTGGTATCGAGATACCTACAAATGGCAACGTAATTGAAGTCGAATCAAGCTTTGTAATGCACGGAGTGACTTCGTTTCAAAATACATCGCCTGGTTTTTCTTACACCGAAGGCGGCGTCTTAAGTTCAAACACTACAAGTGCTCCTACAAGTTTATCGTTTGAATTTGTAGTAAAAACGCCTACTGGATCTTACGGTTCATACCAAGCATTAAGTGGAGCCAACCTAAACGCTGCTCTATCCGCGCTTACTGGCTACGACTCAGATGATGGCTTTTATATGAAAATAAAGATCACGGCGACTACTGACGATTCAACTAGAATCATCAATAAAATATACATGCCTACAAACATTGACAATACCTATGTGGCTCCCGACGCATCATTAACGATTCGCGGAATTGAAGCTACAGACTACGTTGAGATGAAGCTAGTTAGCGACGACTCAACTTTATTTACATTCACTGGTCCAGGATCTCATACGTTTTCGGCATCTAATTATTTCCAGCAAAGCGTTTACTACATCAGATATAATTCAGGCGGCACGGCAATAATGAGGACGCAGGCGACTCCAGTAGAGTTAAATCTTGGTGACAATGGCAATGTTAATTTATTCGCCGGCGCAGAAGTGCAGCTTGCTGAATCAAGCGACGTTGCTGCAATTAAAGCAGTAGTTGATTTATATTTAGATGCGGCGATTTCATCGCGAGCTACCAACTTGGGTACTTCAATGGAGACGCTTGATAACCAAGACATCGAGGTGGGGTTTAGCTTAAGAGAATCGATGAGACTTATAGCAGCTTCACTTGCAGGTAAATTATCAGGTGCAGGAACTTCTACAATTACCATTCGAGACATTAACGATACCAAAGATAGAATCGTGGCGACTGTTGATTCAAATGGAAACAGGTCTGTAGTAACTAAGGATGTGACTTAATGTTTGCACCTGGGTTTTTCGCTAAGACTTATTTCGCAGGAACTTATTTCCCACCAGCAGATGATGGTGGACCGAGCGGATCATTCGCTATCTGGAGACCTATCATGCTGCCTCGGCGTCGAGGTTAGAAACTCTTCTTTAAATCTAGAAATGTTAAACGACTTGGGACCATTGAAAGTTAATTTCATAACCCCAGTCGATTTAACAACATAGACTTTGATCAAAAGTTTTTCACCTTCATGTTCGATATCAAAGCACTGAATCACATCACCACGTCTTACTTCTGGATCTACGTTTAACATTAAACCCATTTGACTTTCCTAACCGTACAACCGTTTCGCCCCATAGCTCCATCAGTTTCTATTCGCCAGTGAAGACCCTTCATTTCACATTTCCAATTGATGAATTGAATTGCCGATCTAACGGCCGTTCGAGGTGACATTGGTTTTACCGCAGACTCAGCGTACACTTTCTCGGCAAGGTCAACAAGTCTCATTTGTTTGTTGCCGAGTACTTTTAATATCCTATCTTGAACTGGACTAAACTTTTTATATAGTTCCATTGGTTTCTCCTATATATAGTTTTTTAATTTCTTCGATGTAGTATTTCCAGTCAACGTCTGACCAATCAAAGTCGTCTGCATTGTTGCAGAGCTTGATAAGTTTTCCGGCTTCAATCGAAGTGTGAACAGGTTTATAAACTGATTTATTTTTTGTATGGATCTTTTCATTCCACTGACCAGCAGGGGTCTCAGCTAAGATCTTCTCGTATTCTTTATCGCTCAAACTATTCTTGCGACAATAAGTTCCTTCAGGTCCACGAGCTGGATCGATCTTCTTAAGTGGTTGACCTTTGGTAGACACATAATATCTGCAAGTCTTCTGGACTTCTTTATCACCAAGCATAAGGACCGACGCACCTTTAGCTTTGTAGTACTTCATAAAATCAAACTTATCTACAAACGCATTGATCATCGCTTCTGGATTTATGTCATGAAGTAACATAGCTTCAGCACACTTCTGAACGACAAGCATACTAAAATCTTTTGCCCATTGCCCTTCGTAGTCATCGATGGACGTGGGATACCAGTAACATCCTTTAGCTTTTGTAGTCCCATCAGTCTTTAACACAAAGTAATTATTAACATCTCGAAGCCACATTGATTTATATTCAACTTCCTCAAGTTCAAGCTGCGTTTCTTTCTCCCATTCTTTTTTGTAGATATCAAATGTCCACACCAGCGAGCGAGGAACCCTAGCTGTGATACCGTCCGTATTCGCTTGGATTAATTGTAGTCCTGGGATTGATGTGAGCTTCTCAACTAGTTGAAGTAATTGAAGCTGACCGTTTACAGTGACCGAGTAGGTGTGTTGAGGGTCAAAGAAGCACGAGTACTGATCGTTAGTTTTACCGAACACTCCGTTGCTCGATAACTTTAAAACTTTATTATGAGTCGTACCCTTCTTGTATCGTTTACGCTCGATAGGTAATTGCTTGTATGCCAAAGTAAAGTCTTTACCCAGGTGTTCAGGAGCAATGTCGTTTGCATTGGTAACGGCTGGGTACATACCTGCAACGTCGATGTCTTTAATAATGTAATCTTTATCAGAGTGGAAAACTTTAGACTCGACAGAAGCGTGAACACCACCAAGACCAAAGTGGAAATCAAGTCCACCGATCTCAATTACTTTTTTAAAAGTCTCACGTTCTTTCTTCATCGGATAAACTATGATCGATTGAAACCATTCAAGCACTTCATGGCAAGTGAATGTATTGTATTTAATTTGAGGTAGAATTATATTTTTAAAAATAACTTCTGATCTAAAAGTCTGTCTAGGTTTAGAACCAGCGTAGCACTTATTACGACCGATCTTTTTAACTAGGTATTGCTCACCGATCTTAACATCGGAGTAATTTAAAACATCACCGTCAACCATTCCACTAGCTGCAAGTTCCATTCTCATATCGATAGAGGGTTGGCAGATATCTAGAAACTTTTCAGTCTCAGTGATGTCGTGAATATTATATTTAATTAGAACGTCGATCTCTTCTGAGGTCAGGATTTTACCAACAGGAAAAGGTAGGTCTTCAACACTCTGAGATCTCATTGCACATTGAAGTTGCTTAAGTGAACATCTTTTCGCAGAATTATCGAAGTGATTTAATTTGTAGAGATCAAGCTGTCTAACGTGTCTATCTTTGTAGGGTACTAGAAAATTTAACTGATTGTTTCGATCACCGTTGCCAATGATCTGAGTGCAGAGTTGGTAAGCCTTGAGTGCATCAAAGGTGTAAGGACTGTTGAGCAGCTCGTTTAAAATTGGAAAGTCAAATCCAAGATTATTGAATCCGACCATGATACTGTTTGAGTCTCTGAGATAATTTAAAAATTGAATCATCTCAGACTTTTGATTGCGTCGATTGGATATCTCAAAAACGTAAGGGAGATTTTCAACTCCCCTAAATTTACCACTGAACAGAAAAACGCTCGGAAAAACTTCAAGGTCATAGGTAAAATATTTCTGTTCAGTGGTCATCTTGTTATCCTATTGCTGCCAAGGTAGTCTTGGTGTTGGTGCTCCGTTAGAAGGGAATGCAGTCTGAGGTGCAGTCGGGCCAGGTTGTGTTGGACCACCATAGTTCGTCTGTGGGTTTGCGTACCCTTGGTTTGGAGACATGACCGGAGGAGCAGGTTGAGGCTGTGTTTGAAACTGTGGCGGTAGTACGTTTGGGTTTGCTTGCCCACCCCATTGAGGAGTCTGAGGAGCTTGTTGACCCATCTCAGGTTGTTGACCAAATGTACCAAAGTTAGCAGGTCCACCTACTGGGGTAGCAGACGCACCAGTTGGCATTGGAGGAGGCGCAGCGCCGAATATGCTAGAAGCATCGGGAGCATTGACGATCTCTTTACCAAAGCCTAGGAACAGCGTCATATTAGGGTTTAAGTAAAGTCCTGGTTTACCTTGAGTACCTGGCTTAGGTAGGTGTCCTTTAACATTCACTTGAACCTGAACATAGTCACCGCACTTGATACCATCTTTAACTTGCACATAAGCTCCACCCTCATACTTAAAGAACTTAAGCGGTAGTGATGTAGTCAAAGCGTAAACCAAATGACCAGCGTAGCCTTCACGACTTGAGAACGGCATACCCTTATGGTCTACTCCGTCACCGTCTTTATATTTAAACGAGAACCCCGGAGGGATCTGACCTGTAGGGTACAGCGCCATCGCTTCAGATTGGATAGCGTTCCACATATCCATGAAGTTCTTTACTTCATCTGGTGTTGATGCAGGCCCTGGCTTAGGCACTGCCAAACCGAATCCATATTGCATCGCTGGCTCACCTTGATTATTCATAATCGGTTTACCCATTTGGTCTTTGCGAACGGCACCTTCGAACGGTGTCTTTGCAACCGTCCAAAGTATGCGACCCTGGCACATGATTTGTTTACCTTCTGACATAACTATCTCCTTTATTTATTTCCGAACACTTTAGCAGCATCTCGGATGTAATCTTTCTTTGTTAATTTAAAACCTAAATGTTTTCTCTCTACTAAATCTTTCACTAACTTTTTATCAACACCTAGCTTCTCAGCTTTTGCGGGTGACATAATAACTTGTTCCACTATGCGAAGTCCGGTCAGACATTCAATAGCCTCTGGTGTAACATCAGACTTCCAACTACGGTCTCCAAGTTTATCTTCAACACCGTACCCTGGAATATCAGCACCAGCTTTAATCTTCATACAAGCTAGATCATTCAAAGAGTCCTGTTTAATTTTAACTAAACTTGCAACGTCTTCGAGTAATCTTAGCTGCTCTGCTATCTCAGCTTCGGTCAGGTCATCTTGTTTGAAATCATACATGACTTCAGCGATACCATTATACATCGAGCGAGAGATTGCAGGGCAACGATTAGCTGCCGCTGGACAATACTTGCAATGAGAACCAGTGATTAACTCACGAGAGCCATTGGCAATCTCAGTCATTACTGCACAAATTTCATTGTAGTAGTAAGCAAGCCCTTCCATGGTACTATCTAAATCAATCTTCCAAACCCTTGATCGACCTTCCTCATGATGTGGTCTTGGTTGATGGATGGTGAATTGAATATACTTAGGTCGCTCTGCTAACTGTAAAACTTTACCGATAGCGTAACCAAGTAGCTGCCAATTCTCTTTCACATCTACAATCTTCCACCCATACTTCAAGTCTTCAATGTAAAGTGTATCGCCAACGATATAAGAAATATCAAACTGTCCGCGAATAGCAACACCCTGAGCTGGCACCCAGTCTACTCTTTCCTCGCAAGAGATCATAACATTCTTATCAAGAATTTCTTGAGCGATTGGACCAAGATGGAAATACATATCAGAGTCAAAGCGAACTCCATTCTTTGCTACACCAGTGACATTGGGTTTCAACGACCTTTGTTCTAACATAGCTTGAAGTAATTCACCTGCTGCTGTTCCTTCCTCTGCTGCTGGATTAGATAAGTTCGGTAACGTATCTGTCATTTGTGCAAAGCCAGGACACTTCATATATCTATCTAAACTCGAACATCGTATTTCACGGACCGTCTGCATTTTAAGCCCCCATTATAAATTGATACTCAAGGAACAACTTGAATAGCTGCTGACATTTTGTATCGTCGTTCTTAACATCCCAAAGATTTGATACTTGGAAGTAAGCATTTAGATCTTTCATATAATCACGAGTGATCTTGTTCTCATTGATCAAGCGTACAACGATGGTCATTAGGTTAGTTTTAAAACTCTCATAATTGTGCATCGATGGTGCGCGACCAATAGGAGGAGCAGAGTCTTCATGTGCTACTACTTCTTGAACGCTGGCTGGTTTTGCTGGTTCAGTCGTAGCGGTTTGCCACTCAAGTTTAACGTCTCCCGATGGTGTAATCTTGTGTACGACTTCTCTTGGTTCAGTAGTCTCTGCTGTTTTCGCAGCTCCACCACCAGGTCTATTTTTCCAAAGACCTTTGTTAGTCTTGGTTCTAGTAGAGGTATGGATTGCAGGGTTGTACGGAGTACCTGCCGCATCTAATTCACCACCAGATTCTTTAGCTGCTTTACGTCTGTGGTATTCATCGATCTCAACACCTGAGTAAGAAGACCCACGACCTTCAACAGGAACCCAAACTTTACCGTCTGATACATTGTATCCGTCGATCTTAGATAGCTTAGTTGTTGGAGCACCTTGAACTTCAGGGTGTACTTCTTGTTCAACAGTTTTATCAGTGCCAGGTTTTGCCCAGTCTACTCCTTCAAAAGCATTTACTATAGGTGATACGTTAACACCTGTAGTTTTATCTGACGCTGGTGGCGTGAACACGTTATCTGTTTTAACATCTTCACGAGTTAACTCATCTGCCGCTGCTACAATTTGTTGATGGATTTCTGCAAGGCTGTCGCCTTGGAATGTTAGTTTCATTTTGTTTGTCTCCTTTGTTAGTCTCAGTGTCTTATGATATACTACCACGTATCGGCAAGAAAATAAATAAATGAATGAACGTAGCGTTATTAATTGCCAAACTGGTTTAAAGTAATAGAGGGTGTCTCACTATGACTATAAGTTTAAGATCTTACCAGATCGATTTAAAGAATAAAATTTACAAAGCGTTAGCTGATGGTTTCAAAGCACCACTAGTTGTAAGCCCGACTGGTTCGGGAAAAAGTTTAACGATGTGTTCGACTGCCTATGATATGGGAATAACTCAAGGTTTACCAACAGTTATCAGTGCTCATCGACGCGAGCTTGTGTCGCAACTTTGTGTAAGTCTTGCTCGATTAAAAATACCACACAATATAATAGCGCCTAAAAATGTAGTAGTCGGTATCATAGCGGCACAACGTAGAGCAGTCGGAAAGCAATGGTACGATCATCGAGCACCAATCACTGTCGTATCTGTTGACACTTTAAACTCTCGATCTGATCGATATAAAAATTGGGCGGACGGTATTAGAGTATGGATACAAGATGAAGCTGCCCATGTTTTAAAAAATAACAAATGGGGTAAGTCACTTTCTTTATTTCCTAATGCTATCGGTATTGGATTCACGGCGACCCCACAACGCCTTGATAAACGTGGACTTGGTACTCATGCCGATGGTTTATTTGATACCATGATACTAGGGCCGTCTACAAAATATTTAATTAACGAAGGGTATCTTTCTAAATATAAAATCGTCGTACCACCAGGGGACTATGAAAAGCATTTAGTCAAGGCCAATGAGGGGTCTGACTTTACTAGAGAGGCAATGGCAGTTGCTTCGCGGGAGAGTTGTATAGTAGGAGATGTCGTAAAAAATTATTTGAAATTTTGCAAAAACAAACTGACCATAGTTTTTGCTACCGACATAGAGTCTGCTTTTAAATTAGAAAAAGAATTTATAGATCACCAAATACCTGCCAAAACTTTGACAGGCGAGACACCAGATCAAGAGAGATCGCAAGGTATCATAGATTTTGAAGAAGAGAGAACTAAAGTTTTAATTAACGTCGATCTCTTTGACGAAGGGCTAGACATCCCTGGAGTTGAATGCGTTATCATGGCTAGACCTACAATGTCTATTGGTAAACACCTTCAGTGCATTGGTCGAGCTCTCAGAGTTAAGAAAGGTAAACCTCATGCGATTATTATCGATCATGTTGGTAACATCAAACGTCACGGACTACCTGATCAGCATCGCACCTGGACTTTAGATCGCATTGTAAAACGTCGCGATACAACCAACTTAATTCGCATATGCTCAAACCATATGTGCAACGCACCTTACGATAAGGTATTAGAAGCGTGTCCTTATTGTGGAAACGTGTATCTAAAGCAATACAATAGATCAGGCGGTACATCTGCACGTGAAGCACTGGAACAAGTTGACGGTGATCTAATGTTGTTAGACCCTGATACCATTAGAGAACTGGAAAGTGAAATGGTACTTGAGAGTCCAGAAGAAATATCAGAACGTGTAGCAATGGCCGCTGGAACTGCTGCTGGTATTAGTGTTGGTCGCAAGCAGCAAGAGCGTATCGATATGCAAAAGCAATTAGCTCAGACGATAAGTGTTTGGGCTGGAAAGATGAAACACTTTGGATACTCAGATAGACAGATACATAAAAAGTTTTTCTTAACTTACGACATGAGTATCACAGGAGCCTTAAGTTTAAAAACTAAAGAGATGAAATCAATAGAGGGGATGATTAAATATGAAGTCGGAATCTGAAGTCCAGCAAGAGATACAACTCGAAGCACCTAAGATGGGTGTCACTTTACTTCGCAATAACTCGGGCGCTTTTAAAGACGAGACAGGTAGACTTGTTAGGTACGGTCTCGGTCAAATAAGTAACACTCAACCATACAAATCATCAGATCTTATCGGCTGGACTGAAGTCGTAGTTACTCCCGAAATGGTTGGTCAACGTATAGCTATCTTTACAGCGGTCGAAATAAAACGTCAGTCATGGAAAGCTACCAAAGATGAACGCGAAGAGAAGCAACGTAATTTTATTAACTGGATCAAGGCCCGAGGCGGCATAGCTGGTATGGTGAATTCAGTTGATGACTTTGTAAAACTTTTTATAAGATAATGCTTTTCGCCGAGTTCAGATAGGTACGGGTAGCTCCTGTATTGACAAGTGATAGTCTCTCACTTCTGAATAAGGCCCATTAAATAGAGACTATTCAAAGAGAGAAGAGACATGAGTACAGCTATTACAAAAGATTTTATTTTAAAATTATTTCATTACGATAGTGAAGCAGGTAAACTTATCTGGAAAAATCATTGGACATTTGCAGGTTTTCAAAAATTTGTAGGTAAAGAAGCCGGAAGCATAGATAAAGGCTATAGAAGAATTGCTTTCAGTAATGTTTACCTTGGTGTTCATCAAATAATTTGGTTTTTAGAAAGAGGTTTTTGGGCAGACAACGTAGATCATATAAACGGTATTACTCTCGATAATAGAATTTCAAATCTTAGAGACACTAATATCAGGTTAAATCAATCGAATCGTCACTACCACAGAGAGGGTAAACTAGTAGGCGCTAGTTTTTCTAAAAAGAATCAAAAATGGGTTTCTCAAATTACGATAAACTATAAGTGTATAACTCTTGGTTATTTTAATACAGAATTAGAAGCTCATATTAGATATCTAGATGAAATAAAAAAGAACTTAAATTTAGTTTTACCTAAAGACAGAGACGTAAAAATACAAATAAAAGAAAGAGAAGACGCAGGGATTTCAAAATATGTTACCAAAAAATATATTTGTCGAAAACCTTGGAGAGCAAGAGTAAAAATTAAAAATAAAGAAATTTTTTTAGGTTATTATAAGACTAAAGAAGAAGCAATAAAAGCTAGAAAAGATTACATGGACAAAGTAGGTCTGTTGTGAACTTCACAGTTTTTCCAGCATCAATTAATCACGAGAATCAAAAGGTACCTTTGATCAACCAATGGCGTACCAAAGCTAGTAACGACCCTGAACAAATAAAACAGTGGGGCGAATTCTTTCGTGATCGATTAAAGTTTTACGGTATCCCTTGTGGAAAACAAAACGGTATCATAGTTCTAGATGTCGATGTTAAAAATAAAAATGGTTTTGAAACTTTAAAAAAATTAAATTTAGAAATTCCTAAAACTCTCTATCAGCGTACACCAAGTAACGGTATGCATTTCTTTTTTAAATATGAACATGATAAAGACCCAGGAAATAAAGTTGGATTCATCGAAGGTTGTGATCTAAGGTCTGAAGGCGGCTTTGTTATTTGGTACGGTACGGACGCTGATTTATCTACTCCTATTGCGGACGCACCTGCTTGGATCTACGAAGCCTGTCAAAAGAAACAACGCGAGCAATCACCTACTGCACTGATCGCCACAGTATCTCCTGAAATTGGAATGGACTTGTTCAATGAAGCACTTGAAGCAATTCGAAACGCTGCACCTGGCGAAAGTAATAACACTCTCAACGTACAGTCCTATCTTGTTGGTCAACTTGTAGTATCAGGAGCAGTCACTCGTCAGTATGCAGAGCAAGAGTTATTTAAAGCAGCTATTGAGCGGGGTAAACCAGAGTTCGAAGCTAAAGCTACTATCACGTCAGGACTTGACGGAGGTATTAAGAATCCTAAAGTCTTAGAGCTTCCACCAGGTGGACCTGTACCTATGATTAGGATACCCGCATTGATACCGGATGCTCCGATGTTGCCTGAAAGATGGACTCCAAAAATGATGACTCGCGCCGATTTACTTAATCGTAGCAAGCTTAAAAAGCCACAGCTATTTGAGAATTGGAGTACTGAGGATATCCATATCACATCGGCTGATGGTGGAACAGGTAAGACCACGTTGAAACTATATGAAGCAATTTGCTTGGCCTTGGGTGAACCGTTCTTGGGGTTCCGCTGCTATTCACCAGGACGTACACTCTTTGTTACAGGTGAGGATACCGCAGTCAAACTCTCAGCTATGGTCGGTGCAATTTTAAATCAAATGGGATTGCTCGACGGAAGTCCAGAGAACGAAGCTAAAATCCAGGTCGTACTATCATCAATAGTAATTAAAAAAGATGCAGACCTTTGTCTGATATCCAAAGATAAATTTAACTTCTTAACTGTAAACCGCGAAGCACTTAATAAAGTCCTGCAAGCAGTCGAGGATTTACAACCTCGCATGATCGTATGGGACCCTATCGCATCGTTTTGGGGTAGCGAGTCCAGTGTTAACGACATGAATAAAGCAGTCGCAAAATTCATGGGTGAACTGCAAGAAAAAAGCAACGCTTGTGTTGAAATGATTAATCATATCGGAAAGCAATCAAGTAATTCAAAAGATCTCTCACAATTCGCAGGTCGTGGAGGAACTGGACTTCCTTCGCATTCTCGGGTTGTGAGAGTTTTACAAAGCATGAATGCAGAAGAGTATCGAGATAAGACCGGACTTGAACTAGAGGAAGGTAAGTCTGCGATGCTTTGTAATATTGGTAAATTCACAGACGGATCTCCACTTTATAACAAACCTTTCATTATCGTTCGAGATGGATTTTTATTTGCTCGTCAAGCGGTGCTTGCTGAGAAAGAACGTGAAGCGCAGGACTTTAACTCCGATGCTGAGCGAGTTCTTATCACAATTAAAAACACAATCAGGTCAGGTCGTCATGCCACTGCATCGGGTATAGTAGCTGCACTAAGGCAATCCGATGACTCTATGTCCTCTACTAGAGTCAGGGATGGTATAGAGATGCTCAAAATGAGCGGTCTATATGGTGAGATGGTCCGAGATATTGAACACCCAGACGCATCGGTAGGTGGGAAAATCTTAACGGTTGTAGGACTTGATGGAGAACTTAAACAGTAGGCTTATTTTATTTCCTCTAGTATCGAATTGATATAAGCTGTCAGAATTGGATCACTACTTCCGATCTCTGCAAGATCAGCGTTTAATCTACCAACTAAACGCTTCTTATCGATCGATTCAATCGCAGTCTCGTCAAGACTATCAACATGCTCTGTAGGTTCATCTATATGTACATCAGCAGTAAATTCAAATAAAGGACTTACAATTTTACCTACAAAAATAGGGGTCAAGGTGATTAACGGTCTACCCGCTTTTATATTTTTTATTAACATTCTTCTAACCCTAAAGCATTTAGTCATCACGCAAGTTGGTGTAATTTTTCGATCTGTTTGCTGACCTATAAATTTATAAGTTTGTTTCTTTACTAAATGTAAATATAAAAACCAAAGGTCTTCACCATAAGTTACACCTCTCGCTCGATTTCTAAACATTGTCGTTCTTAAAAATGGCGACACTAAATATATCTGATCTTCAGTAAACTCAGATAATTTTTTTGTTAAAGTAATATCCCATTCGTCAATCATTATTCCTCACTCATGATATCATCCGATCTAGTGCCCACAAAAAGGGGATCACTAAAGTAATTAAACAAAGCATGATACAAAGACCAATCAGTAAACCAATACCTGTAAAAACTAATTGTAGACCATAAAGCCACAGACTCATTGGAGCCTGCGTTTTAAAATAGATTCCATGTGCTTGACGATAGTCTTTAGAGCAGAGATCTCTTTATCTTTATCAGCAAGCAAGCGCCTCATGTGATCGATGCGTTCAAGCAAATGATCACTGTTAGCTGTCTCGATATAAGTGTCTGTTCGGATAGTGTGAACTTGGCTCATGGTTTCTTATCTTCTTTACTTGCTAGTACCTGATTTAATCTAATTTCGGCTAACTTACTAATCCAAACCATGTCTAGTTGTTCACCCTTCATTGTCACTTCTGCGCTACCGTCATGATACATAACTCCTACAACGAAAGTTCTAACACTTTTGTCAATCTTAGGTACTATGTCTTTGTGAAAAGTTTCGGCTACAGTCATAAAACCGCTGTTAAACTTTTAGTAGCAGAGGTTAGATGATTGATTTTAGTTTGGTGTACGTTCAATTTAATATGCAGATCACGGTTAACCGCTTCGATATTATCTAGAACCCCTTGCATTCTTACGATCTCGTTTGAATGTTCAACTAGTCTGTCTTCACGGTTTTTAACGATACCATCAAGTGCAACTTTAGCTGTTTCTAAAATATTTATTCTTTGTAATAATTGTTTCTTTGTCATGGTGTTTTCCTTTGTTTGGTTGTTAATTAAATCTTAATCCAGCCGGACTCTTTAGCCGACTCTATAGAACTGTAGGCAGAGAATAACTCTTTACCTGTTACTACGTTTTTAAACTTAACGATGCGCTTTCCTTCTTTACCTAGCTCATATCCTGCGAAGAACGCTTGTCCTTTGAATTTACTTTTGTGTTTCCAAATACCTGATTTCATAATCACCTCTTGACCAATCGTTATCGTATCGTTTTTAAAAGTCAAGTATAGCGTTAGGGTGTCGCTCGAAATATTTAAGTAACCTTGCCGTAGTCTCTGGAATTTTACGCTGTCCACTGAGCCAATAAACAACACAAGTCTTTGACACACCTAATAAATCAGCGAGCGATAATGGGTGGAAACTAAATTTAGTCATAAAAGCTTTTAGCTCATTAGGACTCATGGCCGATTGTTCATCGTATCTCATTTATCACCCGAAGCATCGGCAAGCGTGGTTAAAAATTCTCTGGCTTTTTTGCCAATTATTGCATTACCAAAAACTTCTTTTGAATGAGGGTTTTTATTTCTCATCTCAATTGCTTCATCTAGGCATCTGTCTACAAAATCTGGGTCATTTTCAAGTGCGTATACCTCTGCCATCTCCACAGCTTTTTCAATTAACGGTAGCCAAAAAGCGGTCGCGGCTTCGTGTCCAGCATTGTAGCATTTCACAAATTCAGCTTTCATTTCTCCACGGCTTCTAGATGGATACATGCTTCTAATTATTGGAATAGCTAAGTTATTGCCGATGTCGTGTGCTTCGGCTTCTTTTAGCTTTGTTAAATCATCCTGCAAAACTTTTATCATTGGATTACCTAACTCGTCGTTTGATTTCATATATCTCTCCTTCTTTTA